TGCCATGATATTCGCCTACAAAACGCTATCATTCCGGCCCGCAATACGATATAATAGAAGCTCAACCATTGAATGCGTCGATAAATAACAAACCCCGGCCAACCACCGGGGTTTTCACATACCAATACAATCAATGATGCAACCCGAAAGAAAGAAGAAGCATCATGAAACACACACCAGCCGCGTTCAAACTACAGCGCGAAACAGTCGGCTGCTCACAGCAACACTTGGCCGACCTGTTGGACATCGGCGTGCTGCAAATCAAACTATGGGAAAAACCGGACGGCAAACCCGCGCCCGACACCGCATGGCGACTATTGGAAGCGCTGATGATCGAACACGAAACGATGATCAGCACCGCGTTGGAACAAATCCATGAGCAAGGCTCGAAAGACCAGCCGATCACGCTCATGTACTACAGGGACAAAAACATGTTCGCCGCACAGCACCCCGTGGAAGACGCGGACGGATGGCAAATGGCAAACACCCGCATACGCGACATAGTGGCCCGTCTAACAGCCGAAGGATACGAAGTGAACATAGTTTATCCAACCGAGTGAGAACGCCCGTTACAACCGTTTTCCATGCTATACTGAAGCCACTGAGACAACTCAGTAGTCAAGTGGGACGCCACTATAAACGCAAAAAATCCCCCTGCACGCATAGCGCACAGGGGGATCACTTGACTTTTGTGGTTGAGAACACAATCTGATTTTAGCGGCGGCGACGCTTGCGCGAAGTCGTCTTCTTCTTCCTAGTCTTACAAGCCATACACTCCCCCTTCCCGCACGAAAATGATAAAAGTATCACATAGGGAACGTGTACAAGCCCGTTGAACGCCCGTTTACCGTCGCCTATGTGATACTTCTACCACATAGATTAAAAATACCCCCCCTGCCGCTCTTGGCTGCAACAGGGGGAAGCTTAAACGTAGTCGTCTAGGTGTTGGTCTGGTAGTTCGTCGCCGTCTTCGTCCACAAGGCGAGGATGCTCGTTGCGCGAGTCCGTGCACACACCCGTTTTCAGTTCCGTCAAGGTCTTGACGTGCCGCGCGTGCCCAATGGTTTCCTCACCGTCCAAAACTTCGGACAAAGGCGCGCCACTGTCAACTTCCGGCAAGCCAGCGATAGACGTGAGCAGACTCATGATGCCCGCCATGATCATCACAGAAATGACGTTCATCCAATCCACGTCCAACACGCCGATCAAACCAGTACCAAGCACAGCGAGTCCCGCCTGAGCCATCGTCTTGACGGCTCGAATGCCAGCGGCGGCAAGCCATTCAGAAATCAGATTCATTTCAAGCCTTCGGCGTGGCAGTAATCTGAATATCGATTTCGTCCAGCTTGTTCTTCACCGCGTCCTCGACAATCTTCGCAATGTCAGCCGGATTCGCGCCCACACTCTTCGCAAGAGCGTTCATGGCGGTCTCCATGGCCGTCACCTTCGTCTCGCACACAGCCACACGGTTCATGATGTTCGGGACACCATGATCACGAAGCCAGAAAGCATTCTGGCACGCGGGGCTAATCATGTCGCGGGCGACAGCGCCGGAAGGAAGCTTATGCAGCCAAACTTTATCAGCAGTAAGCTTCGCAATCTTTTCCATATCCTGAGTCGTTACCATGTCGTCGTCTCCTTGCTGTGTGTTGATGTTGGTTTTGCCGGCTTGCATGGCGTCGTACCATTCGCCGGCGCGCTTGAAATACGCGTCCCGCTGCGAGCCGGCTATGGACGCCGGGCATTCGGTCGCGCAAAAATCACGGTGGAAAAACACGTTTTTGCCGTACTGCGGTCGTCCCAGCTTGTAGTAGCGGCACAAGGCGGCGACCAAGTGCGCGCCATTATCCAAACATTTGTCGCTGATACGCCACGGGTTGCTGCTGATGTCTGCGTGCTCGATACCGATGCCCGTGTAGTTGGCTAATGCGTCGCCAGCATGCCACGCCGTGTCCGAATCGTAGACAAGCTGGCCGATACGGCCGTTCGAGTCCACCTGATAGTGGGCTGACGCTTCGCTGGTCTGCCACACATCCCAGCAGCCTTGAATCGACAGATTGCCGGCGTTGTGGTGCAGGATGATCTTGTCGATCTTATGCCCCGCGCGCCCAGCCGTATAGTGACGCGTAAGCAGCTTGACCTCGTCCGCGTCTAAGGTTTCCCAATTTTTCACACTAGGCTCTCCTTTTCTATAAGAAAGACCGCCCCAAAAGAGCGGTCTAGTACGTCCAATCATTTTTTTCGAGCCTCTGCTGATAGTCAGCCTCAAGCTGGTGGAGTCTGATCTTTCCCGCACCATTACCGCCGAGAGCAAGATAGTGCTTGCCCGCCTCGATCAGGTGCTCGTGATCGACGCGCCCTTGCGGGCTGCTGAAAAGCATGTGCCGCAAGGAGCTGAGCTCGTGAGCGCGCAGATCAGTGCGCACAGACGCCAAGGTAGCGGTATTTTTTTCGATCTGCTCAGACAGTGCGCGCAAGTCTTTGCTATTAGTGAGTGACCGGCTGATCAGCTCATCAATCTCACTTTTGCGCACCATCTTCGATTTTCTTTCCGCATACCACTGGATCAGCTTCCACAAGCCTTCGCACCCGGCGACGCTGAGGATGATCGCTATGACTTCCGTCCCTGTCATAAGCACAGCTTCATCTGATTGCACACCGTATTGGCATAGTATCCCCGTCAAACCACGGGAACTGGAGCACGCCACGCTCGTACAGCTGCACGACCTCCTGATAATCTTCAGCCTTGCATACGATCAGCCGACGATAATTCGCAGTCCTACCCGCAGTGTTGGGCGCTTGGATACGCAGTCGTATGCGCGTAGGCTCACTCAACGCGAACGGCACTGTATACACGCCCTGACCACTGTCATAGCGAACGTTGGCCAGCTCGCGCTCCCTGCCATTATCATCTACTGCGATCACACGCAACACATCCAGCCGCTGCTCTTCACACACCACATGCGCGGCATACACGTACGAGCCAGCAGGCAACACACCCACATCGTAACGGCAGTATTTATCACTCAAGTCATTTATTGCAGTCAACAGGATATAAGCGTCAGTGGTACTATTCTCCACATACTCCATTTGCATATCATTCTCGCCCCTCTTAGGAATAAACCCGCTAGTAGACGCGGGCTTAGGATTGGGCATCAAATTACGCAGCGCGATCATGATTCCTCCTCACTAGCGTGTGCGAGGCGTTCGGTGAGCATACCGATGCGTGCCTCCAACAGTGCGATATCGCGGTTCGTGGCCAATGGCTCAATCTCCATGCTTACCTCCTTAATATTGCCAATCGTCGTCGGAAAGACGGCGCTTATAGTCGTCCGTGAGCTGTCGATACCTGAGCTTGCCGGCGCCGTTGCCGCCGACTTGCAGATACCTTTTACCGGCTTCCAGCATGTGCTCCTGCTGTGCGCGGGAATGCGGGCGCTTGAACAGTAGCTGCCTGAGTGTCAGAATCTCATGCTCTTTAAGGTCAGACTGCAATTCATGCAAGCTCTTGGTGTTGCGCCCGATCTGTTCGACCAGCTCATGCATCTCCTCACGCTTAACGGTGCGCGACCTACGCTCAAGCACCCACTGAACCGCCTTCCACAAAGCATCACAGCCCACCACAGCAACAACAATCGACACGATATCGGTACTCGTCATACAGTCTCCTGAGACTCGTCAGCGCGTAAAGCCTTGATCTGGGCTTCCAACACGGCGATACGCTTCGCCTGCTCGCCAATCTGACGCACAAGCGAATCCACCACATCTTCCACGCTAATATTCATTCGGCACCCCCTTAAACCGTACGAATTTCCTTACCGTCGATATACAAAGCACCAGCCTTGGGGCCGGTAGCAATCTTATGATTACCCGGCCAATCCAAAGACCAGCCGCCCGTAGAAATACTCAAACCAAAACCGCTCTTATGCTTGAGTTCGACAGCCGACGTACCAAGCGTCATCTTGCTGCCATCACGAGTCTGAATCAAAGCACCACCCGAACCAATACTGATCTTGCTGCCGTCACCAGCAGTAATGCTGATACCGCCAACACCCGAAACCACAGTTC